CCGTTTTCGGAACGGACGGGACCGTTAAAAGTTGTATTACCCATAGTACCCTCCTTACAAAGGTTTAGCCCTAGAGTCTTGTAAGCGTCTGCTGGGTCAGTCGCTAGGGCTTAGATATCCCAGAAAATCGGGGGGAAAACTCCCCCCTTTTTTTTCACTATGCTCCAGGTGAGCCAAATACACAACGTGGGTCAGAGTAACCGAAGCTATAACGCTCACGGGCTTTGTACCGCACATTACCTGTATCAAAATCACCTTCCATCTTAGTGGACATAGGCATACGCTCGAAGTGAACGAAACCTCTTGGTGCATCCGTCTTAATAAAGAATGCATCTGAGTCCGTAAGATAGTGGTTAACAACATAGCCTTGCGGAAGCATACCCATGTTCCGTGTAGCGTTAATGTCGTTATCCGCAGTACCGGGACGAAGCGTAGTTTCAAGAAGACGATCCGCAACAAATTGTAATGCTGGCGGAACAATCAACTTCATACCACGTACCGATACTTTAAGACCACGCTCATCAACAAATGCAGCGACATCAATCAAAGCATTTTCCAGACTTGTTTCGTTCAAGTCGGCTGCAGTAGACGGCTCGTTACGAAGGTCATTGTTGTTAACAAGTGGGTGATCTGTAGCACACAACTCTTTACCATCTCCACCTGTATAAGTGGAATCAAAAGCGTTGTTAAGCACGGAAGCTGCTTTCACCTGTTTGGTGTTAGCCATACTACGTGCCAAAGCTTTTGTGTAACGAGAAGCAAGACGATCATAAAGATTATCTTCAATCGCTTCCTCAGTAATAGAGAAAGCAAGAGCGATAGTCTCATGAGTGTATCTTGCAGTGTATGCTTCTTGGGCATCATCAAAACTAACTGCTGAACCCTCTGATTTAACGGGTGCTGACCCAAAACCAGAAAGCATTACTTCTTCCTCGAAAGCCCTTTCCGAAGATTCCGTATCAAAAATTTCAGCAGCTTCATTATCATACCTAGCGTACTCCAACCCAAAAAGGGCATTGAGGCCAGGCTCTAGCTCTTTAGCTAGTTGTGCTCTACTTATAGCCATATCTCAATTCTCCTATACGCCAGTGGTTGAAGGTGTACCCGCAGCGATAGCACCATTGTTGCTATTGAAGTGGTTATTCAACCGTACAATTGCCCCGATACCAGCCGCTGAAAAATCAGCATTTTCTGGATCATCGACCCAACCCATAACTCGCATTTGCAGTGCTGCTGTAGTAGCAATCGTACTAATCGCAAGGCGACCTAACGATACGCCAGTAGCATCTGTTCCTGTGATAGCGGTTGAGAAATTTGCGTTAGCAAAGACTGCGGCACGGGCCGTAGCTTTACTTGTCCATGAGGCATCCGTTGCGATAACATAAAGTTGCATTGGATCGTCATTGACAAACGCTTTTACCGGGTGATTGGAATCTGCCCCAGAGCCGGGCCAGTAATTCTTCCAAACTGTTTTACCAGTGGTAGAATCCACATACTCACAGCCTTGAAATACGCCCAGCAGTCCCACTGTTCCTCCAGCAGCAGCGCCAGGAGCGCCTATATAGCCGGTAGATAGCGGAATCACAGGTTCGCCGTGATACAGCTTATCTGTGTTGCCATTCGCAATTTCATACATAGAGTATTGGTTCATACCAGTGGAATTAGCGGCCCCGCCCATTTTATTTACGGGACGAAGACCAAAACTTCCATTCGCATTAGCCATTTAATTTACTCCTAGTCCTCTTTTTGAGGACCTCCAAAAGTTACACTTGAACTCCTATCAGGTTTACTGATAGGCATTGCCGGATGTTGTTCTCGAGCTAACTCGTTATCAACAGCCGTCATCTGATCCCGCGCCATATTGCGGAAATAATCTTGCCGTTGCGAAACCGTTTCAAGAGGAACCCTTGCTAGAAGAAGACCGCCTACTCCAATAACTCCTGCATGTTTACCGTCTTCAACGGTAGGAATATCAAAGTCAGGAAACTCTTCTCCACGGACCAGTTCATAACCCTCACGGGATCTGGCTGATACGTTTTTTCTATCATCGAAGCCCATAACACTTTCCCTGATCCATCGGTGTTTATAACCTTCCGGTGCAGGGGGCGCATCCAACATGGATGGGGGCCTCCACGGTTCCTTGCGTGCTTCTTTAACACGGGTTTCATTGCCACGGGGCGTCCTTGGTGACTTTTGGCGAGTTGTGTTCTCTTCGTTCATGATTAACTCCTATTTTACGTATTTAGCGTATTCTTCAAGTGGTACATTTAGCTTCTTCGCAATAGCAACTTGAGAGGATGTTAATCGCACAGTTTTACGTCCACCTCTATTGCGGGATGCGGAAGTTTCGGCTGACGCAACCTTTTTACTTCCACCCGTTTTTGGCTTATTTCCAAATTTATGAGGAAATTCAGTTATAAGCCTCTTATCAAGCTCAGAATAATACTCATCTGACTGTGGGTCAAACTGTTCATCCTCAACTAAACGTCTATGAATGCCAAAAGCGGCATATGTCATAACTTCATCAGTGCCAAACCACTCATTTTTAGACGCCCAATCCTCTGCCTTGGGGTCTGGTTGGGCAACAGGCTGTTGTTGTAGCTGTTGTTGTGGCTGCACCGCAGGTAGGGCTGTTTCTTCTTTTTCATCCTCAGAAACCTTTTTAAGCTTACCTTTCTCAACAGCAAGTTGAGATAAAGCCTCTTGAACCTCAACTATTTTGTCGATGTCTCCGGTTTCATGGGCTTCTTTAAGTAATTGCTTTGCAGCTTGTATTTGCGTAGTGACGCGAGTGTCAAATTCCTCTTGAAACCCTTTATCTAAGCTTTCCAAGCGTACCTTGAGCTTCTCGTTCTCGTCCCTAACGTTTTCAGCATATTGAACAGCCGACTGTTTCTGTCGCTCTTCCTCTCGAAATCGTTTAGTAAGCTTATCAATTCTGGTTTTTACCCCTGAACTGTACTCTTCAAGCTCTTCTTCAGAAGCGGGTTCCTCTTCTTGCACAACTTCAGGAGCGGGTTCCTCTTTTACCTCCTCTTTTTTCGGTTTCTCCGAAATATCAATGTCTACAGCAGATTCTTCCGAATCTCCTATATCTACTTTTTTTTCTTCAAGGTCTTCCATAGCGTGATCTCCACGATTTATTTCTAGACATGCTTAATGTCATCAGGTTCCAAAATAGTAGCTATAACTTCGTCATCATTAATGATGCGAACTTCGCCACCGTCAATCTTAAAACGAGCACCAGCATATCGGCCAATGCATATCCAATCGCCTTCCTTGCACCATGAAGCACCTTCTTCCCCAAACTTATGGGGATCTTGGTACGCCAAAGGCCCAACCTTCAAAACATAAGCTACAACGGTAGCTAACGCTTCACGGTCACGAACTTGATCAGGAATTAAAACACCACCGTCACTGGTTGCTTTACCCGCATATGGCATAACTAAAATACGCCATCCAGTGGGTTGAGGTAGTCTTTCACTTAGGGATACATCTAACAAAGAAGGATCGAGAACTCTTTCATCTTTCTTAACGTAGGCACTTTTCTTTTTCTCTTTCTCTTTCTCAGCTACATGATCAGGTACATATAGAGTTTTTGTCATTCTTTCTCCTGTTTATCTAAAAAATCTTTAATCTCTTGCTCTGCATATTCAAGCCCCTTTAACTCACCTACAAGTTCTTTATAGGCTTCTAAGTCTTGGGGTTGTCCGTGAAGGATAGCATCCTTAGTTAGTTCTGCACGGCTCTGAATTGATTTTAAAACGTTATAAGCAAACGTAGTAGGGTCACTCATTAATGAACACCTTTGAAACCTCTTCCTTTAATTGCGGCGCCACCCGTAAACATTTTTTTAGGCTTGCCATGCATTCCACCTTCCATGTAGCCCATCTCATCGTCCATCGTTCCGCCTATATTACGGTTTTCAGGTGGCTTAAAAGTTCCTTGTTTGAAAGCTTCACCAATATCCATTGGTTTAGGGACAACAACCCACCCCTCACCGTTTGGGTTTTCAATTACGTCACCGTCCATCTCATTAGCGTATGAATTGGCATCTGATTTTTTCGAATAAACAACTCCTGCTGGCATTAGAACATCCTCGTGTTTTTGGCGATACCGCCATCGTTTCGTTTCATATATCCGCCCATAGCCTTTTTATTTCCAAAAATCTTTTTTACAACATTAGGGGGAAGAACTTTCTTTAACTTGTCTAGATTAATTTGACGAGCCTCACTAGCTGTTTTCCCTTTAAACCTTCCGGCCTTGTAAGCCATTAGAACATCCTCGTTTTTTGAGCCATACCGCCATCGTTGCGTTTCATATAGCTCTCAACTGAGCCACCGTCTTTTTTCTTTCTTATACCTGTTTTAAAGCTGTTCTGCCAAGCTTTAAAAACTCTGTCCATATTTTCTGGCTTTCGAGTTCCTGACGCTGTCTTCAACGCTCTCATGGCTTTCATTAGCCTATCTAATTCTTCAGACATTAGAAAGTTCCTTTTCCATCGTTATCGTTGAAATAACGACCACGAACTTGAAAGTCAGTTCCCTGTATTAACTGCTCAGTTCCACGATCAAGTTTTTTACGACCCCACTCGATGTGCTCTTTGTCAGCAGAGCCACCTTTAGCATAACCGTTCATTTTCTTTGCTGTTTTCATAAGACTACTCGCCTTTCCTTTAGAAATACCCATTTGCCTAGACATTTGATTTATACCAGCCATGCTATTCTCCTAATGATTACATACCGGGCAAGAACACTCAGGACAATTACTACCATCACAATGGCACTCATGTCCACAGTCAATGCACTTGCTATCATCATTTACCATTACCTGATCCCATTCGTTTCACGTGAAACAGTCAAAAAACATTTTCCAAACCATCGTTTTTTTCTCACAGTATCAAAAGTAAAATAGCAAAAATAATCTCTCCACCAAACATCTTAGTTACCCCTTCCCGGCGGTTGGCTTCCATACTCTTTACCCATAGTATTAATACGTTCAAGGTTTACATCGGCTCTTAGAAGCGCGATATCTTCTTGGGAATCCATCTTGTCTCGATCAATCTCCTGTCTCTCTGATTCCCTCTTATTTTCAAACTCCTGCTTAACAGCAAACTCTTGGGCTTTTCGTTCAATGTCCATGGACTTTATGTCAAGCTCCTTGGATCTCAATTGAACAAGAGGATCAACCTCTCCTTCAGGCGGTGGCATAAGAGCAGCCATAACTTCTTCGGTGTATTGGGCTATAAGCTGTGCGACCTTGGACTCTATGTCCACTTGAGGCTCCGGTTGACCCATTTGTGCAGCGTTCTGTGCGTTAACAGTTGCTTCGGCCATCGCTACTCCCCTTGCTTTAAGTGCAATATGCTCACAAAGATGCGCTTGTAGTAAACCAAAGACGGGTGGGGTTGTTGAAGGTATAGGCGTCATCATAAAAGCTATATGCGACTGTATATGGGCGTCATGATCCTGCGTTGGGAAAGCTTGTAGCATTTCCTGTATGATTGATCTCGCATTTTCGATAGCAGGGTCCATAGGTTGAGGCACTGGGGGCGTAGGTAATATAGCTTCTATGTTCTGAACTCCTATTGCCTCGTAAATACGCTTATACGCCTCATACAAATTGTGCATCTGTGGATTTGTCTGGGCAAGCTCCAATTGAGTCTGTGCCATCGCCAATCGCTGTGACATCGAAAAGATATTAGGATCAGAAACAGGTATAACGTCAATGCGGTCATCGAAATCTGCCTGTTTTATAGTGGCATCCGCACCATGGATATTGTAGGGGTACATAGGTGGTAAAGATTCAGCAAAAATCTTAGCCAACATCCTAAATTCCTGTTTTTGAGCGTAATGCATACGCTTATGGATGGCGGACATGACCTTAGAACCACGCTCCAAGAGCGCAACAGTCGTTCCAACCGCCGCTTGCTGGTTTCCATCACCTACCTGAAGGTCGGCAATGGCCGCGAAACGTCTTCCGGCGTCCACTACGAAGCCTAATAGCTGTGTTAGTGTTGGGCTTGGTTCCTTGTACGGTAACGGGAGTATACTGTCTCGAAGAGCACCACCGGGTACATCAATATCGCGAAACTCACCAGGAGAAAGAGGCTCGTCAGCATCACGAATCCGTATACCACGAGCTTTAAAGCCAGCAGGAAGATTAGCCAAAGTACCTGCATCAATTAATTGCCTCAAAATAGATGTTGCGGAGCGTCCTAGCCCCCCAATCATGTGTAAAAGTCCAAATCCATAAAAACCTAGCCCCGGCAGGAATTTATAGTGCGTAAAATACTGTATTTTTTTGTAATATTCGTCATTTTCTTCCCAATTCCTACGAATTGAGAGTACTTTTGAGCTTCCTTCGTCAATTGTGACAATATAAGGAAGCTTTATACCAGTTGTTTCGTTATCGAGGGGGCTTCTGTGCTCAAATCCCTTTAAATCCAGGTCAACATGCATCTCCAGAAGCGTACAATCGTCCCCTTCTGCCGTTTTTGAGATGCCCATAAGCTCTCTTTCCTTCCCACGAAGCTCATCATCGCTCTCGTAAGCCCTCAATTCGACATCTCTATAGAAACCTGCAGCCTGAAACTTGCGTACAGAGTTCTCCGACATACGTGTAACATGCGTAATACGTGATGCAGACTGCAAATCCGTTGCGTTATAAGGTACGACTAGGTCATCTGCTGCCACAAAACGGGAAACGGCACGGTCTAATATGTCATCGAAGTAGGTTTTCTTGAAAGCACTACCTGCAAGGGGGAGATAGAACAGTAAACGATCCATTTCTGGGTCGTATTCTTCCATAACATTCATTATTTGATAATTCATAAAGTCAGAAACACGCTGGGACTGCGCTTCAACCTCAGAGGTTAACGCTCCAAGGATCAAGGTCCTTACAGGACCGGAACTTGGAAGCAATTCCTTGTAAGCTTGCGCCTGAAACTGTGTAACCGCTTCTGCAATAACCGGATGTGTAACACCACTGGCCCCTCTGAAAGGTTCTTCCCTGTCCTCGTACTTAACTCCTAGAAGATCCAGGCCATTACGATAAGATTCTTCCCAATCATCACGGCTCGTCTTGTCATCTTCATAATATCCTGTGAGTTCTGATGAAATATCCATCAGGTCGCGTTCATCCAGAATCTCTGCAAGGTTGGCATCCTGCTCTGCTAATAATTCCTCTTGAACAGCGTCCTCAAAATTCAAAACTACGGAGCCATCTTCTTCCTCGATGACCTCTGTAGGTTCCTCAATAACTTCAATCTCTTCCTCTTCCTCCACGAAATCATCCGTGAAGCCCTGTGCGGGCATCGCATTATCTATAAGAGATATGGGTGTGTCGGCCATTATTTAGATACCCCTTTAAATTTTTCAAAACTGCGGAGTCCGCCCAAGCCAAGCATCCCCAAAAGAACTGGCATCATAACAGATAAATCCATTGCAGGTAACTGTACCAGATAACCTGCTTGCGCCAGTATAAAAACTAATATCGGCTGCAGAACATAAGTATAAGCTAAAGCAACACCGCATGTCCACCCTATAAACGGGCGCCATCCAGCCACGAACATAGAACGGTGCTGTCCTTCCGCTTTGTTTATGTCTAATTGAGCTAAATCGATCTGGGCAAGGTGTTTTGTAAGCTCCGCCTCAATCTCTCTCTTGGCTTTAGCAGCCGCTTCTTTATCCTCTGGAAGAAAACGACCTACAACATCCCCTATAACGGGAAGAAGTTTTGGTATCAAGGCAGCAATCATTTTTTATTACTCATGTAAGCGGTCATTCCCAT